AGAGAGAAAAAAGTCTTTCCAGTAGAAGACTCTCCAGCAATAGCAGTAATTTTATTCCCAGATACACCACCAAATACACTACCTGAAACCAGTGCATTAAAAATGTATGAACCCGTATCAACATAACTTTCAGTCTCATCGATATCGGAGGCAAGTTGTGTATACTCACCACCAATTTCTTTTACAATATCTTTAAGAAAATCCATTAAGCCACCATCCCGTATTCTTCACGAAGTATTTTTTTATAAGGCAAACCTTGTTCTCTAAGTTCCTTCACCAATTTAAGTTTATGGTAAAGAGCAGCATCTCCTCCAAATCCAAGAGCGCTGATAATCTTTTTCAACTCTTCATCGTTAATAGGCAAATCCATTAGGTAAAAAATAGTTCAAGGTTTACAGTTTTTTCCACATTCCATCCAATTGCATCAAGAATAGACTTAAGTGGATCTACAAAACTCTTTTCAAATTGTAGTTCATAATCAATGTATTTGTCAAGACCAAGTTCCTTAGGGAAATCTTGAATGAAAGAAATTACGTTTTCTTGAATAATATTTGGTTTTTTCAAGAAAACAAACTTAACCTTTTCACCATTACCGATGAGTGAATATTTGTTAGTAAGTTTTTTATCCTTAATATAATAATTGAACAGAAGTGCTCCACGAATATGAATGGGAGTTTTTGAGGCATAAATGGTTGATGATGATGAATACTTACGAACATCAGATGCTGTGCGAGGAAAGGCAATCTGCTCTGGTGGAAGTTTTCTAAAATCAGAACGGCACTTATCAATAAAATTAATTACATCATCCTCAGTTCCACTCATCATAATCTTCAAACCATCCTTAATCATCTGACGACAAGGTGCTGGAGTAGAAGATTTTACTGCTTCAATACCCATCATCTTCAGTTTAGGTTCTTCATAACGAACACCTTCACTGTCCCAGACATTTAGGATATATCGTTTCTTGGCAGTCCAGATTCCACGTTCAGCAATGTTCTCACGTTTCATCTGCATCTTTTGGTCATAGGCATTTACATAGTCCGCCAGTTCCTGGTAGCAACTTTCAATATACTTTTCAAGTTCCACTTTAGCGACCTTATCAAGGAACGACACAATGCCTTCAGTAGTTTTTTCTCTTCCCTTGTATACAGTTTCCACCAAAGGACCCATATTGAGATAAATGGAGTCAGTATCAGAAGCAATAACATAATCAACATCCTGTGTCTTGAGAACTTTATTCAGATACTTATTAATCTTATCTTCAATCCATCGAATCGAAACCTGCCCAGAAAGAGTGATTGCCTCAGCATTTGCTAGTTTAAAATAACGGAAGTACTGATTGCCAATAGCACCATAAGCACTATTAAGTTGAATCTTCCTTGCCATTTGAATGTTGTTACACCTTGCAATCTCTTTTTCCAACTCTTTCGTCTTTTTCTTTTCATACTCTTGTTTGGCAGCGAGCATTTTCTTTTTGTAGATGGTACGGTCCTCATAAATCTTTTCCATCAATTCTGGAAGAAATCCACGTACATCTTTACGATACATTGCACCATTCGCACAAACTGCATAGTCCTTATACAGTTCAAAATTAATTTGCTGATTAAGAATTTTGTCTACAGTTACGGAAGGATGCCTTTCATCCAAAAGAGTTTCAGGACTTATGTTGTACTGCATAATCAAGTGAGGATATAGACTATTAAGGTCAAAGTTCACTACCCAATCATACTTTCCAGGAACAGGTTCCTTAACATAAGCACCAGCATACTTAGAGTCTTTATCAGTTCTCTCCTTTGCTGGAATAACAATATTTCTTTTTTTCAAATAATTGTAGATAATTGTATCCCACATACGAACTTGAAAGAATACATCCTCATAGTTCACTTTGGCATCATATGCCATAGTCAATGCAAGTTCAATTAGTTTCATCTTGTCTTCCAAACGGTCAACAAGTTCCACGTCCTTGATGTTGTACTCTACAAACTTCTGCCAACCTTTAGTGTAAAAATCTTTGAATGTATCAAACTCGGAGTGGTCCAATTTTTTCTGACCAAGTTCCACATTTGCAATATGATCTAGACGATATGATTCCTGATTCGTATAGGTAAATTTCTTATACAAATCAAGATAATCTAGTTGAGAAATTCCACCAATATCATAAGAAATATACTTACGACCAGAGATATACGTTTCTTCTTCAGTCACAAGTCCCCAGGGAGACATGCGCTTCATCAATTTCTCACCAAGAATTCTATCCAATCGACGAACAATATACGGAATATCATATAGTTTACTATTCCATCCAGTTATAACTTCTGGTGTATTTTCTCCAACCATCCACCAATTGATGAAATCATTAAGAAGATCATATTCATTATTGAATCTTTTGTAATAAACATTACTTTGATTCAACTTAAACGGTCCTTGCCCCCAAGTTATAATTTCTTTTGTAGAATAATCTTGAAGTGTAATCAATAAAATTTCTTCAGCAGCAGATTCCACATCAGGAAATCCATTCTCAGAAGCAACCTCAATATCAATAGTAGTTAATTTAATTTTATTAATATCAAATTTTAATTCTTCTTCTGGATAAGTTTCTGAAATATATTGGTAGATAAATCGTTCATTTCCACAAATTTTGAATCCTTCCACACTATCATACTTTTTAATAAACTCACGACAATCACGCACAGAGCCAGGTTGAATGGATTCAACATATTCTCCTTGAAGAGTTTTATACTTAGTTTGTTTTTTAGATGGAACAAAAAGAGTCGGGTTGAACTTCTCCCGAGTCATAAAGTGTTTACCATCTTCATAACCTCGGACCAGGAAGTGATCCCCGACCATTTGAACGTTGGTGTAAAATCTCATCATTAATTTTTAAATGTCGTATAGAAGTTTCAAATTTGTTTGTTATGATATTAGCAGTCTTTCCAGTTAGTTCTTCATAGACACTAATAAACATACTAAAATAATGCCAATGATTTTTTGGTACGTATTGCGGAGATAAGCACACAAAAATATAATCAAAATTATAATCATCAAATTGATAATCTTCTTTTTCTACATTAGAAAAAGTTGGTAAATATTGAGAATTAATTTGATTTCTTGTTTTATTAGCACTATTTTTATTACCAATCCAAGTAAATGATTTTATTTTTTTTACACTAGACAACCATGCTCCCCAGTTTCCTTCGTGTATTATATCATGATTAACAATATTGGAATATTCTCTATCTATTCCACCATATTGGGGATCGTAATCACCACCAAAAAAATCATCGTGATGGTCAATATTAATAAGATCAATCTCTTCACAATCTTTCAAATCAAAGAGAATAGAATCATGTTCATATCCAAATGAAACATTATCACAATTTTTTATTGACTTTAAAAATGTATTATAACAGAATAATAAATTTGATTGATCAATATAAAAATTATGCTCTTGAAAATCAGAAAAATCATAAAGTTGCTTCCACCTTAAAGATGGATTGTCATCAAAAAATAATCCATTATAAAGTTGTATTGTTGGACCCATTATATAATCCAAATCTATACTTAGAACTTTCATTGATTTTCTAAATATTTTTTTAAAATACTCTCTATTGGATCTGCAAAAGTTAATATATCTTCAGACCTAATCATTATTTCATTTTGATTAGAAAAATTTAACCACTTAGTCAATTCAAATGAAACTTGATCCAATAAAAATGGTTTAATAAGTTTACAATTTGGATCACCAAGTTCGGAATCAACTTCAATAACTTCAGATACGATCACTTGATTGTTCTTCAGTAAAAGGCACTTGATCACTTTGTCCATTTACTTTCTCCTCATATAATTCTAAAATGGTTTTGACTGGTTCTACTATGGTTACCACCCAATCAGTTGAAATTGGAATCTGCTCATCTGCAGAAAGAATAATCCAGGGAGACAACGAAACCTGCAACTCTCCATCTAAAGAAGTATCTGATTTAGTTTCTGTTAATAAAACTGGTCGTTTATATTCTACTCTATGTGGATGTTTGAATAAGTATCCACATACCGTATCACCAGAAACCAATTCTTTAATGTCTGAAATTATGGTCTCTCCAGATTTTAGTAAAGCAAGTTTAGTTGACATTGTATTCTCTATCCTTCATTCATTATAGCAATAAAAATGGGAGGTGTCAACTGGATTTTGCCAGTTACCTCCCGTGGCACAGCGACGACGATATTCAGTTATATTTAGAGATAGTCTTTCCTCTTATGATGATCAGGAACGATTCTTCCAAGAGTAATACTTAAAAGCCCATCCTCAAAATCAACTGATCTAACTTCCGTATCATCAGAGAGTGTCCAGGAACGTGTAAAACTCCGTTGAGCCAAACCTTTGTGGAGATAGTTGCTCTCCGTTTCTTTATCTTCTTTTTGACCTTCGACAAAAAGTTTGCCATCTTGCGTATAGACATAAACTTCTTTCTTCTTAAATCCAGCAAGAGCAAGTTCTAACCTTGACTCCACATTATTTACCTGAACTAGATTATAAGGGGGATAGTTTGATGTAGTTTCGTGAAGGCTAAGGATGCGATCAAAATATTCATCCAGTCCAATGCTATTACGAGTAATTCTTTCCATCAAAGCAGGAAGATCCGCAGCAGTATACCTTGTGAGGTTAGTCATTATAGTAGCTCCTTTAAAAGCGAGTTTGTGTTTTGTGGACCCTTACGGCATCCGTATATAATTATAATTGATTATAAAAAAAGACGGGTAGGAAACCCGTCCTCTTTTTATTCGGCATCCTCTACCTTTTTCTTTTTAGAACCAATATTATACTTGGTTTCTAAAATCCATTCCCCCTTATCCTTGTAAGAAAGAACTTTGATTTGATTCAAAGGAGCAATATCTTGAATCTTTTTAACATCGACAATCTCAATTAAACCCCAATCAGCTAGAAGTTGGGCAATACGATTGCGACGTTGAACATCATTCACAGTCAGGTTTGCGTGTTTACCATCCAGAGCAAACAGTTCCTTAAAGTGAACGAGATAATATCTACCTTGCTTGTGTAGAATATGGCAAGACTGATAGATTTTCTTTTCCTTTCTTGAAGCAACTCCGATACGGGTCAAAGTCTCACGAACCTTAAGAAAATCATCGGGTTCATTAAGAATCACTTCCACCATTTGGTCGGGCGTCCACTTCACTTCAGGTTCTTGAACGACACTCATTTTGTTCCTCCAGTTTCAAATTTCGATTTTATAAAATTAAGTTGTTCTTTTGTTAGAATCCTCAAAGCTTGTTTTGCCTTCTCATTACTATAACCATAGTAACGTTTAACATAATCAAGATCTTTGATTTTATCTTGTCGGAGCCAGGGAGAAAATCTCTTCCTTTTCCTCAGACTATTTATAAAAAAGTCATATTGCATTTTCTTTGGGAGGAAATGATACCGATTCATTTCGTTAGAAAACATAATACAGTCAATGTGCCCTGAAAGGCAACGATTGATAATATAAGGTGCATATTCCTTCTCAAGTGAAGGATCTTCATCAATCAGGTGTTGCTTCGTTTGATTGATCGAGTTTAACCAGTCTTTTAGTTCAGGCATACAATAGAGATTCCAATTTATTTACCGTTGGATAATTAGTAACAAGAAGTTCTGTCTTAACATTATCGTCTGTACCCTTTTCCCCACGGTGAGCCATAGAATATCTAAGTTTCCACTCCCTTAGATGATAATCTTTATAAAGTTCAAGTAACCTATCATTCACATTGTAAGTAATCATAAACTTATGAGGGCACTTGTATACATCTTCGGCAAATCTATCGTGATCAAATGATTTGTGCATTTCCCTATCCTTACCATAAAGAAAATCTTTAATGTCATATGGAGGATCAAGAAATACAAATACATCATCTCCAGGAGCATTCATAACTTCCGAATAATCAATATTAGTGATCTTCCAGTTCTTGGTGAGTTGAGAGTATTCTTTCAATTTTTTAATTCCAACAAAAGAAAAATTAGATCTGGAAGCAGTTACTGAAAAAGTACTATTTTCCGTTAATCCAGAAAAACTACATTTGTTTAGAATAAAGAAACTTACCGCACGATCAAGACCATCTTGACTATTAATATCTCCCTTTGTCTGATTAAACAGTTCTTTATGTGCCAAGTCTTTGTCTTCTTGAGACGAATAATCAGAGACTTTAGTTTTAATGGTGTTTAATTTATCAGAGAGTTGATCTCCACAATCTCTTAATTGAATCCAAAAGTTATAGAGAGTAACATACTTATCATTGATCCATACAGGAACATCTGGATATGCTTGAGTTGCATAAAAAGCAACGGAACCTCCACCAATAAAAGGTTCCCGATATTCTTTAAAATTTTCAGGAAACCAAGGAGCAAGGGTTTGAGTTGCCTTAGATTTTCCACCAGGATAACGAAGACAAGTTTTAAGAGGAAAAGTTTTCATAATCAGGTTTGTTATACTTCAAAAATTCCCAAAAAGTTAATTTCATCTCTTTTTGAGTCATACCACAATGTTTTGCAGCAGCAGGTAAAGTCATTTTAGCACGAAAAAGACCTTCGTTTGCTTCTCGCACATTGTCAGGAGTTGTCTTTACTGGTTCATCATATAAAGATGCTTTATTAATTTTATAAGGATTCACTTAAATTCACACTCCGCCATAATTTCAATCAGTGCTGCTAGGAGATTAATTTCTTGGTCAGCCACGAACGCAATTTGGTATTGGTACTTAGCAATAACAAGAACGGCAGCGGGGATAGACTGGGGAAGTAAAACACTATAAAGGGCGTCATAAACCCTGCGAAGAATGATAGAAGAATCGTTGTCCAAGTTGGCGACCACCCACTTTCGGACTTCTGTAAAATTCTTTTCTTTGAGATATTTGGTGAGATCATTTACGGCAACGTCAGAGAAAGATGCAAGAATACCAGAGTCAATTTCTCCACCAACAGAATATCGTTGGCACTCATTGAGAACTCGCCTCCAATCAGGAAAATGTTTGTTAATCAGTTCGGCAAGGACTTTAGGATCATATCGTACACCTTCCGCATCCAGGATGTCCTGTAAACGCTTGAAGAAGGATCCTGCCAACTGGGTTTTTTCTTTACCT